GTTATTGGTTGGTATGATCCACTTGCCCAGTCATTCTTGATTGAGCAAAAAGGTGGCGCATTCTTAACAAGTATTGATGTATTCTTCGGAACTAAAGACTCTACTCAGCCAGTAACTTTACAAATCCGTGAGATGGTAAATGGAACTCCAGGTAAGAACATTCTTCCTTTTAGTATTGTCACTAAACGTGCAGAAGATGTTTTACTGTCTGCTAATTTTGTAACTATGCCTGATGGAACTCAGAAACGTAGTTACGATACTCCAACTAGATTTACGTTTGAGAGCCCAGTTTACGTTCAAGATAATACTGAGTACTGTTTTGTTTTACAATCAGATTCAAACAATTATAATGTTTGGATCTCTTATATGGGTGATCAAATCCCAGGTTCAGGAAGAACTATTTCTGTTCAACCATATGCTGGTGTAATGTTTAAGTCACAGAATGCTTCTACTTGGACACCAGACGATAACGCTGATATAAAGTTTACTATTAATAGAGCAGTATTTAATACCAATGTTGTTGGTGACGTTGAATTTATTAACGACGTTCTACCATATGATACATTAGATACTGATCCATTCCAAACAACTTCTGGTTCTACTTTAGTTAGAGTTTGGCATTATGACCATGGTATGACTTCAGGATCTACTGTAAATATTCTAGCAGTTGATGCTAACGATCCTGGAACTGGAACTATTACAGCATCAACAAGTAGCACCACAGTTACTGGTGTTGGTTCTGCATTTACTACTGAATTAGCAGTTGGGTCAAATCTATATAATTCTGCTGATGTATTAATTGGCAAGGTTGCTTCTATTGCTAGCAATACTTCTCTAACTTTATCTTCAAATTCTGGAGTTGCTGTTGCTGCTGGTAGTGCTTTCCAATATATTAATCCGATCAATGGTATTCCAGCGATTGAATTATATACACCTCTAATTATTAGTAATGTGGATGCAGACTCATATACGGTTAGTGTTTCTACTGCAGCAACTACAAGTGGTTATACTGGTGGCACTCTCGTGAAAGCAAGTAAGAATATTCAGTATGATATGATTAACCCATCTATCCAGCTGCAAACATTCTCTGATACTAAATCATCATTTAAGATTAAAACAACTTCTGGTAAAGCAGTGGATGGAGGTCAATCGCCTTATGTCCTTGACTCTGGGTTTACTCCTTGTTTGATTAAACAGAACAATACATTTTTTACACCAAGAATGATTGCTTCAGAAACTAATGAAAGCGTTCTAATGGCTGGCGCTAAATCAGTAACTTTTGCTGTTCAGATGGAAACTGATAACGACTCAGTTTCGCCGATTATTGATACCACTCGCTCAAGTTTAATTGCAATTAGTAATAAACTGAACAAACCAACTGAGGCTAATGTCAACGTATCTGTTTTAGATAATATTACAGCGTTTACTCATGCAACTGGTGCGTTTACTTTTGTTTCTGGTGGAACTATTACTTCTACTGTTTCTGGTGTTAGAACTGCAATGGCTGGTATTGGTATTGGTAAATACATTACTATTTCTGGGGCTACTACTTCTGGTAATAATGGAACTTTCTTAGTTACTGCGTTTAGTGATAACGGAACTACGGCTACTCTTACTTTGAACACTACCTTTACTGGTGAGTCTTCAGTTTCTGGTACTACTATTACTGCCAGAACATTATTCGCTGATGAGATCGCTCCAGTTGGTGGATCTTCTATAAGTAAGTATGTTACAACTCCAATTAAGTTTGCAAATGCTTCTACTTACCTACGAGTTATGATCGCTGCAAATATACCAGCTGAAGCCGATGTTTCTGTTTATTATAAGACTTGTACTGGTGATTCGGCTCAGTTAGATAATACTAAATATACTCTGATGATCCCAGATGGAATTGTAACTAAAGTAGATAATGGTAAATATGATTTTAGTGACATTGCTTATACTTTGACAGGTATGTCTTCGTTTGACACAATCAAAATTAAAATTGTTATGAATTCTACTAATAGTGCTGCAGTTCCTATTATTAAGGACTTTAGAGTCATCTCTTGCCCATAATGAATAATTTTTTGAAAGTTGAGGGTCACGCCAGTCTAGTACGAGATACAGCTACTGGCGCTATCCTAAATAATAATAGAACTGAGTATGAAGAATACCTCGATAGAAAGAGGAAAGTTGAAGCCCGAGAAGCTGAAATTTCTCAACATACAGAAGACATAAATAACATAAAGAACGAATTATCAGATATAAAACAGCTTCTTCTGCAGCTGGTATCTACTAAATAAGACTGACTAAGGAAACTTAAATGGCATCTATAACTGCTCCATCGCTAACGCTAAGATCTACCAAAGGTAGCCCTCTTACAAACGCTGAAGTTGACGCAAACTTCTCAAACATATCCACGCAGATCGCTCTTGGCCAAACAGCAGCCAGCTACACTGCAGCTGACGTTCTAGCCAAACTTGTTACTGTTGATGGCGCTGGCTCTAACCTAGACGCTGACTTGCTTGATGGAATGAATTCTGCCACTGCAAATACAGCTTCTACTATCGTTGCTCGTGACGCTTCTGGTAACTTTGCAGCTGGTACTATTACTGCTGCTCTTGCAGGTAATGCTACTACCGCTACAGACTTACAAGCTACTCTAGTTGTCGCTAAAGGTGGTACTGGCGCTACTACTGCTTCAGCTGCAAGAACTAACTTGGGTGTTGTTATTGGTACTGACGTCCAAGCATATGACGCAGAATTGGCTGCTCTTGCTGGTGTTACTTCTGCTGCTAACGCATTACCATACTTTACTGGCGCTGGTGCTGCAACAACTACTACTCTTTCAGCATATGGTCGTACTCTTATTGATGACGCAGATGCAGCCACCGCTCGTTCCACTCTTGGACTAGTTCTTGGTACAGACGTTCAACCATTCGATGGCGACTTATCTGCTATCGGTGGTCTTGTTGGCACTTCTGGTGTTTATGTTAAGACAGCTGCTAATACTGCTGCGTTAAGAACTATTACTGCTGGTGCTGGTATCTCTGTTACTAACGGCGATGGTGCTGCTGGTAACCCAACTATCGCTGCCAACGTAACTTCTGTTCAAGGTAATACTGGTGCTGTTATTGTTTCTGTTCCTGTTACTTCTGTTCAAGGTAGTACTGGTGCAGTTATTGTTAGTTATGGCGCATTATCTGGTCTACCAACAGCACTATCACAGTTCAGTAATAACTTAGGTAACTATGGTGCATTTATTGATGCTGCAGGTGGTAATGCTTCTGCTCCAGGTGTATTTAACTGTAACAACTGCGGTGATAGACAATGTAACAACTGCGGTAATTACAGCTTATCAAAGCAAGGAACAACAGCAGTTATTTCAGGAAGTAACTGTGGCGCTCGTTTTAATTGCAATTGCAATTGCTAAGGATCAATAATGTTAAATATTTCTAAAAGTAATATCCCACAAGAGTTTAATATTTCAGACTTCAAATTTATATCTTATACCATTGTAAAAGATTCTACATATTTTAACTTTGATATTAATAGAGAAACTGCTGATGGAGAAGCGAGTAATTTATCGTTCAAGATAAAAATATCTGATATCACCAGCAATATTAATTTTGGTGAACAAACTATCTGGGCTATTGATGATGCGGGCATTGAAAAACTAGATGAAGAAAATCCTATTATTCTCAATACATATATAATTCCTGTATTGTCAAAGTCTATGCTTCTAAAGGATACTCCTTCTAATACTGTTGATATCAAAAATACATTATTCTACATAGTTTTTAAAACAAAAAATATAACAGATGTTGTGTTTAGAGTTATGCAACAAAATCCAGATTTACAATTCTTGGGTGGTACTGGCGAACAAATTACATATACTACAGAAGAATCTTGGAAAGATTTAATGAGTACTATTTCTGCTACATCTCAACAAACTACAGTTACCGCTGGTGATGATATTACTGTTAATATTACATGTGGTGATGATATTGAGACTGTGTATTTAGAACCAATAACTGGATATCTACCTAAAACTAGAGTAAATATTACCAATAAGACTGGATCTTTTGTTATCAAGACAGATGGTCTAACTTCTGGTGATATAGTTTCGGTTAAACTCGGTTATAAATACTTTACTGGAGCTGCTGTTTTTACTAAAACATTAGCATAGTAACTGATTATAATATCAAATTAGTGCTCCTATGGGAGCACTAATACATTTAAGGATGAAAAATTATGGCCATTTTTGATATAACTGTTTTGTATCCACCAACGCAACAAACAAAACAGATTGTATATGATAGTGCACTTAGCACACTGAAGTGGAAAACTGGTGAACCAGTAATAAAAGATGTCAAAGTCCAACCAGATGTTGAGACTCCTGCTAAAATAAATCATGGTAAGAAAGATCTACGAACTATTAAGATTCAGTTAGGTCTTTCATGCAATTTTGAATGTGATTATTGTAATCAGAGATTTGTTCCTCATGCAGATTCCACAAACCCAGATGATGTTCAGCCATTTGTTGATAACATGGAAAAGTGGTATCATGGTGGAGATGACGGATTCGGCGCAGGGACTCACTTTGAATTTTGGGGTGGAGAACCATTAGTTTATTGGAAAACTCTTAAACCACTGGGTGAGGCACTTCTAAAGAAATATCCAAATGCAACCAAGTCTATTATTACCAATGGTAGTTTATTTGACGAAGAAAAAATTGATTGGTTACAAAAGTATGATTTTTGGATTGGAATATCTCATGATGGTCCAGGACAATACGTGCGTGGTCCAGATCCATTAGAAGATCCAAAATCAAAGGGTGCTATTATTGAGGTGTTTAAACGATTTGCCCCAAGAAACAAAGTATCGTTCAACTCTATGATTAACTCTAAGAATATTAGTAGAGCAGCTATTGAAGAATATTTTGTAAAATTTATCACAGATAATCTTGGCGAAAAATACTTACCATTCTTAAAAATTGGTGAAGGCACTTTTGTAGATGCTTATGATGATGGTGGTTTAGCGAACTCTTTGCTAGATGGCGAAGAAGATATAAAATATAGAAATTTAGCACTAAGTGAATTAAGAGAAGGTAAAGTTAAACGATTCGTAGCAGTAAATGATAAAGTTAAAGGGTTTATCGGAACAATCTTATCTGGTAATCGTATTGAAGCATTGCCTCAAAAATGTGGTATGGATCAGTCTGACGCCATGGCCATTGACTTAAATGGTAATGTTATAACATGCCAAAACGTAAGTGCTGTTGCAAATAATCCTGCAGGTATATCTCATCTAGTGGGGCATGTTTCGGATTTAGAGAATGTTAAATTAAATACTGCTACACATTGGAGCGATCGTGAAGAATGTCCTAATTGCCCAGTTATTCATATATGTAAGGGTGCATGTCTGTTTTTAGCTGGACCTCTCTGGGAAGCGTCATGTGATAATGCATACTCTGATAATATTTTAGAATTTTGCGTTGGTATTGAAGAAATGACTGGTGGTTGGTTACCAATTTATATTGATGGTCCACTAAGACAAGATCGTAAAGATGTTTTCTGGTGGGTTAATGGTAAACCAGATAAAGTTCGTAAACCTAAAAAGATTATCCCTATTGCTGCAATTTAATCCTGCAAATCCCAAGTTCCGTATCTTATAAATAAAGAGGTATAAGAATAGTGTTTAGGATGGGTCAATGGCTACTATTAGCAATCTTTTCGTGGACGCTGGGAGTGATTACAGTAACATAATTACTGTGAGTTCGACCAACGGACAACCTCTGAATTTAAGTGGGTATACTGTAGCTTCTCAAATGAGAAAGTCCTACAGTTCATCCACGGTATACGCATTTACCGCATCGGTCTACGATGCAGCTAACGGTAAAGTCAGACTCCAACTATCCGCATCAAGTTCTTCGGTCATCCCCGCAGGGAGATGGCTATATGACGTGGAGATCACCTCTGCAGCTGGCGCAAAAACCAGAGTTGTAGAGGGTATCGTAACTATAACCCCACAGATAACACAAATATAATGGCAGATACAATAGCAGTAGTTACCCCAGACCAAGCATTATCGGTAGCAGTTTCGGAAGGTGTTCTTACACTTTCATCGACAAACTTAGCTGCGCCAGCTGTGGTTGAATCAATGTCAAACATCGCCGATGTCGATGTCACTACTTTCGGTAAAGTAAACGGGTCCATACTAGTTTACAAAACAAACACAAATAAATGGACATCTTCCACTACGCTCGATGCGCAGAATATGGAAGGTGGCGAATTTTAATCGGAGAATAAAAGATGGCATCAATAATTAGAATAAAACGCTCATCGGTTTCAGGGAATCCAGCGACGCTTGGCGCTGGTGAATTAGCATATTCAGCACTTAATGGAGCTGGTGGTAATCGTCTATACATTGGTATGGGGGCAGAGACCTCAGGTAATG